AAAATCTAAAGTGTTATCTGCATCATCATAAGTAACTGTAATATTTGTTTCCGTATTACCACTAACCATTGCACCAACTACATCTGCTATCTTTTCTGCTAATGGTGTAAATTCTAATTCATCTGCTCCTGCTTTTGTGCATAGTATATAATCTTCCGTTTCACGAGTAGTAACACTTACAAAGGTAAACCCTGTATCTCCTACTATTGGTGCTGTGCTGCATTCTTGCGTTAAAGTTATAGTGTCAGTTGCTCCTGCTATTGTTTTGTATAATTTATGTGTTCCTCCAATCTTATTATTGGCACTTGTTATAGCAGCTTGTACTGCCTCTCTTACATTTGAGCTAGTAGCGTTTTCTGATATAATTATTTGTTGTATATAATCTTCTCCCTCTACAAGTGTAGGTGTAGTTCCTAACCCTCCTACATTAAAACAAAACTTTACTTTCTTAGTGTTAAACTGAGAATACAAATAAAAATACTTGTTTTGTAAACTGCTGCTAGTATCTGCAGTACATTCTAATGTAGTAGCGATTGTAAATTTTTTACCTATATATCTAACCTCATCACTATCGTTTAACTTTGTTAAAATAGAATTTGGTATTGCTTCTGCAAATTTCTGAGGTTTATGTAATTGTGTCCCTGTTTGTTTAGAATGTAAATTGCTCATTGTTTTTTATTGTTTAGTAAAAAATTATTCCTGCAGATTTGTTTGCAGAATTATCTCCTAATATACTTGAGCCAATAGCATATTTTTTGTAAGTAGGATAGTTATTTACGATTACAGAATCGTTTAAAAAATCTAACATATCTTGTAAAAATAAATTTGCTTTTCTCAATACATCTTGTTTCATTAAATTATATTGAGCCGGTGATACTTCTCTTGAAAAATCATCAATATTAGTTACAATTCCACTAGATGTAGTATTATGCTGAACATCATTCATAACTTCAAATTTAACAAACCAAGCCAATGTTCTATGTAAATAATCATCCATCAATGTTTGATTTGCAGCAGTTAAAGTTCCTGATGAATCGTGCTGAGTAACTAACTCCTCATAGAATTCCCTGCTTAAAGGCTTTTCAATATGAGTAATTTCTGCTAGCTTAACAATATCTGCATTAATAAGATACGGCTCAAAATTACCATTAGTAATACATTGGTCAATAACTTCTTGTGCAGTAATTAATCTTTCTAAATCGTTTATGTTTGTGTATGCCATTATGTAGTTACTGCTACAAATTCAATATCAACTTCCGCTCCGTTTGCTTTTGCAGTTAAAGAAATCATATCTTCCAAAGTTCCGATTCCTGTATCTCCCTCTGCGTTCATTTGATTACTCATAATTACATAACTATCTTCTTTATCTAGCTTGATACTAAAATGTTCTGCAGCCGTTTTAAAAGCTAGTGTAACAAAATTTGTGTCATCTAAATTCGTTACTCTTAAATATTCTAAATTATCTCCTACTACTTGCCCTGCTGAATCTCCTGCTCCAAATGTTAAAATTGTAACTTCTGTTGTTGAAACATTCATTACTCTTTGATATACTTCTCCTGCAACTGCAGATGATTTTGTTATTGTATTTCCGTATGATTTACCATTTAAGGATATTGATTCTGTTATAGTAGAGGTCAATGCTACTTGGGTTACTTTTGTTGCCATTTTATATTTTTTTTATTCGTTATCTAAATCTTTTTCTTCTAACTCTTTTTCTTCTTCAATTAGTTCCTTATCATTTTCAAGTTGTTTATCTGCTGCAGCCGAGTCTAATTTATGTTTCCATAAAGCATCTTGTTCGGTAGGCAATTTATCATACCCCTCTTTTTCTTCATATCCTAGTATCGCTCTTAGTTCGTTTATTTCTAAAACACTTTGAATGCTTATGTCAGAAACAAAAGATACAGGGGGTTGATATTTAACTGCTAGTCCTGTAATATCATATCCGCTATCATTAAGAACTTGCATAATAGGATTGAATAATAATTGAGAAGTTCCGTTTATAACAGTAGCCATAACCATCTCGTATGCAATACGAATTTCACTTCCTGTACTATTCATTTTTCCTGCTGATACTAAACCTGATAAACTTGGCTGCCATCTATGAGCAGTAATGATATTTTGATTAGTTATATTTTGTAAGTTTAAAAAATTACCATCTGAGTTGTCAGTTATATTTGTTACTGTTGCAGGAGTAGTATCTCCGTTTTTTACTAAAAATAATATCTTTCCGTTATTCCCCTCTCCTGTAAATTTATTTCTAGCTTCTTCAACTAATTGCTCTGCTTCTTCATCAGACATATCTCCGTTTATCTCAACAATGCAGCTAGGTTGAAAATGATTTTTAAACTTAGTGTTATTCCATCTGCCAATTTCATAATTAACGGATATATCTTCTAACGCTGCAATATAATCAGGCAATCCGTAATATTCAAATTCGGCTTCATAATCTTTAATATGAATTACGCTTCTTTGATTCTTGCCGTCTTTTACAAAATTAGGATAGAAAGGAATTAAAACTGCTTCATCTTCTCGTTGAATATACTCAGACCAATCAGGGTGTAGTATAATATTTTCCTCATCAATAGATATTCTTATCTTTGTAGAATCAAGATGATATATATTTACTCCTCCCTCAAAAGAAACTATTTCATAATAAGCATTTCCAAAAGTATAATAATCATCTATTACTCTTTTCCATACGCTTTGAAAACTATCTCCATCAGCATTAACAGAGTTTAGATACGCTAATGTATCTTCATTGTCGCAAATAAACCCTGTTCCTGTTGTATAGACTACTTTCTGACTTAGTATTGCTCTATGTGTTGCTGATTTTCTTTTTAACTCTGCTAAATGACTAGGAAAGTCGTTTTGATTTTTTTCTCCAAAAGGAATATAATCGTATTGAAGTTTACTTAAATCTTTTTCTTCATATACTTCCCTTTGAGTAGCAACATTAACAATATCAAATGCAAATGCCTTATTTACAAAGTTACTTTTATTTTTCTTTTTTGCCACTAGACTCATCTTTAACGATTGCAGGGTGATTTTCTAAGTAAAACGCTCTCATAGTTTGCTGCGTTAAATCACTAACTTTGATTTTCATATCTCTTAATCTTAAAATTGAATGTTGTTTAACTCCTGCTGCTAATTTGTATTTTGTTTTTGCCATTGTATTAATATTATTTGTTAATTCTGTTAATCTTTTTCGCTTTAATGTTTTTTCTTCTTTATTACAGTTACAACCCATTTCGC